GTATAATCCACCACGGCTTTAACAAGCAATGATGGTTCAACTCCTATTGAAGGATGACAAGAAACAAGTAATGATTTCTCCCATGCATTACCTAAATGGAACTTGGGCTTACCAAACAATTTTTCAACACCACATATGCTAGATACAGTATCCGCAATAGGAGTTTCAACCACACTAGATTTATATGTTGCTCTACCAGTACAGCTCCCATATATATTCAGGTGGGCATTGTCAGGCAAATCATTTACAGGACTCTTCTCATGAATGGTACCTCCAGTAAATATAGGCTTTCCATACATCTGGGGCTGCATGGTGCCCGTGCTTGCTGCCAAACAAACTCCGGGTATAGCACCCAACTGAGCTCGAGCAGTCTCATATTGACTGCGCAGCAATCCACTCATTGCTCCTGACGGAGTTTTCCCAATACCTGCGGTATGAAATCCTAAGATCATCGCCTGCTGTGTATTCGATATAAGAGAACCCATACACAATCCTGAAAAAGTATTAAAGGCCAATTCATACTTTGCACCATAATACTTCGTGGTGCGATTAATATGAATATCTTGATATGATAATACAGTATCACACTCCTTTTTCTCAGGTTTAGCAAACCGCATTTCCTTATATACAAAACGAGCTGGTACATTCCGTCCCACATTATACATAGCATGTGGTAGATAATCTCGCAAATCAGCCCAATCACCTGCATTAGGGACATAAACTAAACACAGATCTGTACCTGGAAGATCCTTCGAATGATCTCTTGAAAGAATGGCTTCAAAAGTTTGTATTCTCTTTGTGCCACGACTGATCTTCACAGTCATTTCATGCTCTTTCCAAATATGCTGCGGTAGCACGGCTATATTAGACTCCATAAACATCAAATCACATCCGCATGGTTTACCCCGCTCATTAATCCAAACAAATTGCGTCTGATTAGTATATACCTTAGACACTAATTGCTCGGTTGTAGCGGTTTTGCTCTTTTCAGAACATGGTAATGGAGCCACGTACACCTGGTCCCAACCTTGCTCTTTTGCAATAGTCTGTTCAATTTCTGCCTCTTCATCACGTTCTTCAACCTCTCTAATCGAGGTTGGTGACAAATTACCTTGAGGTTGTAATTCAACCAAGCGAATATGCTTCCAAATACAAGACAGAGCATAAATAGTACCAAGCGCTATACATCCACCAGTAAGATATGAAACAGATGCATCTCTATATTTGCGGAATGTAACATTAAGGCTACCATTCTCGTGATTAATTCTAGCATACAAACGAGCTTTCTCAATTTCTGTGACTTGGGAAAAACGTAACAAACAATAGAAAGTTAGACATCCATGCATGAATTTCACAGGCACACGACACGTTAACATAAATGTAAAAACAGCATAAATCAATAAAACTGCATATAACACATAACGTGACCGGATAGAATCCCGCAATTGGTCGGCATTGGTATACAAAATCGCTTGTTGTAAAACCTCGTTCTCTAACCATTGCTTAGGAACATAATTGGTCCATTGAAAATACGGTGAACTTTCGAGGTACTCCAAACGTTTCTCCATAGCAGATAGAGTCTTACTTTCAATGACAGATCCAAACTGAGACCATAACGTGGAAACTCTCTTTCGTCTCTGCATGTACGCATTCACAGCAAATGTAGAAATCAATGAGCCAAATTGGCATTCCAAAGCATCGCTAAAATCATCACAACATTCACAAAAATTACCAGGCATACGACAATCACTACACCAATCCATCTTTTCAGAAAGATTAGTTTGATTGTCCACCAGCATTTTCTGATTAGCAAAGTGAACTTTGGAAGCATCACGATTGTATCGCAATAAAGTTCGAATATCTACATCTACCATTGGTCGGCCCTCAAAACAAATGGGTTCATAAGTCACTAAATCTGGTCGCCCAGGAGTTGGATTTGGA